AGAAGACCAGCCAACCTAGCTATGCTTATTCTTGCGAGGTTTGTTGTGGTCTAGGTTTGGACAGACGGTAGGGTACGGCAGGGTTGTTCGTAGTCCTTATTGGTGCGGATACCCTGCCTTTTACTATTTGGGGAAGATCTTATTATGTCAAGCATTGATGATCAGATTAATAGGTTAGAGCGACAGAAGAAAAGGGCGCGTACTGCTTCACAGAGGCAAAAAATACAGACTCAAATAAACGAGTTGAAGGCTCAAAAAAGAAGAGGAATAGGAGTAGGTGGAGGAAGGGGCGAAGATCCCCGTAAGTTTGGTATGCAAAATTTTAGTATTTTAAATCGAAATAAACAATCTTCTATACCTACAGAAAAAACTAAACAAAGAAATAGAGAATTACCTGCTGGTAGATATGGAGAATACTCCGCTAAAACGCCGTCAGGCACAGGCCCATTACTAGGCGACCCTATAACATACGATAAAACTGAAATATTTAAAAACAAAGGTAGTGGTAGTAGACCTGATGCTCTAGACGCGAAAGAACGAACATCTAGCGATAACGATCTACTAGGTGGCTCAGATCCTACAGATAGATACATGAATGACGTAGAAAAACTCGTAAGTAAGTTAATGGGTCGTAGGGTGCGATTTGCAGACATACCAGATGACGATCCAGATTTTAAGCAGGGCGATGGCAGTATAGAATATCCAGCAGGTAGACCCGACTTACGTATGGGGGGCATGACCGCGAGATCAGCTGCCACCACTAAATTTAAGAAGCCACTTGGTATGAAGGGTGGTGGGGCTATATCTAATGCAGAAAGAAGACGCATTGCCCGAATAATGCAGGACTACAAACAAAAGAAAGCTAGAAAATCTAATGGCAAAAGAACTAACAGATAGACAGAAGGCATTTCTAGACTGCCTATTTGACGATGCCAATGGCAACATACGAACTGCTATGAAGATTGCAGGATATAGCGAAAACACAAAGACTAGCACCGTATTGCAAACACTACAGAACGAAATAATAGATAGGACGCAAATGTATCTAGCGTCGAATGGGCCGATGGCAGCAATGGCAATGACGGGAGTATTGACTGACCCTACCGCTTTAGGTAATCGAGATAGAATATCAGCAGCCCGTGAAATCCTAGATAGAACGGGCATAGTCAAAACGGAGCGTATATCCGTACAGGCAGAGCCACAAAGTATGATAATGTTTGCACCAAAGGCAGAGCCTAAATACGAAGAAGATGAGGAAGATGGAAAAAACACCCACTAAGAATACTTGGAGGCCAGTTGTAAGAAAGAGCCGACAGATACCGTTTGGGTATGAGGCTGATCCGAATGACAATACTATACTGTTGCCTGTACAAGATCAGTTAGATGCGCTACTTGAGGCTAAAGAATATTTGAAGACCTGTAGTTACAGGGAGGTTGCTAGGTGGTTATCTGCTAAAACGGGTAGAACTATAACCTATCAGGCGTTACACAAATTAGTAAATAGAGAAAGAGATAGACAGAATGCAGTCCAATCGTACAGACATTATGCCTCCAAAGCGAAAGAGTATGCCGAAAAGGAAAAGAGCATCCAAGAAAAAATCCTCTACGCTTCAGTTGAACAAAGAGGAGATAGAATCGACACCGAATGGGCAGACAAACTCCTCGCCTAGCGAAGAACAAAAAGAACAAACTAACTCTAGTTATGTTACGTTAAACGAGGGGCCACAACAAGAGTTTATAGATGCACCAGAGCGAGAAGTATTATATGGTGGTGCTGCTGGAGGAGGTAAAAGTTTTGCGCTATTGATAGACCCGTTGAGATATTGTCAACACGCTGACCATAGCGCATTAATACTTAGGAGAACAAATGACGAACTTAGGGAACTTATTCACAAATCTACGGAACTGTATCCGAAGTTTTATCGTGGGGCCAAATGGTCTGAAAGAAAGAGTCAATGGACTTTTCCTTCGGGTGCGAGAATTTGGCTCACGTATCTGGAACAGGATAAAGACGTACTTCGTTACCAAGGTCAGAGCTTTTCGTACGTGGGTTTTGACGAGCTTACGCAATATCCTACAGCGTTTCCTTGGGATTATCTCAGATCTCGATTAAGGTCAACAAACCCTGAGATAAAAGTATATATGAGAGCTACTACAAACCCAGGAGGGCCAGGACATTCTTGGGTTAAGAAGATGTTCATAGATCCAGCAACCCCAAACAAATCGTTTTGGGCTAGAGATCCTGAGACAAAGGAGATATTACGGTATCCAAAGGGCCATAGCAAAGCAGGGGAGCCATTATTCCAAAGAAGGTTTATACCTGCTAGTTTAAAAGATAATCCATACCTTTACAATCAGGGCGATTACGAAACGATGCTACTGTCTCTACCAGAGGTACAAAGAAAGCAACTACTATATGGAAGTTGGGATATTGCAGAGGGTGCAGCCTTTACGGAGTTTGACAGAAAGACCCACGTAATAGAGCCATATGACATACCTAGTGGATGGAGAAAATTTAGGGCCTGTGACTACGGGTATGGATCTTACTCTGCCGTACTATGGTTTGCAGTTACGCCAGATGACACACTAGTTGTATACAGGGAGTTGTACGTAAGAAAAGTTTTGGCAGTAGAGTTAGCCAGAATTATATTGAATTTAGAAAGCCAAGATGGTAAGATGGCGTATGGAGTTTTAGACTCCTCTTGTTGGCACAAAAGAGGTG